AAAGACATCATCAGGCATACACTGTGGCATCTCTGTAAGCCCTGCGTACCAATCAAGATTATAAGGATATGTGGTCAAATAATGCCGTAGCTTTTTAAAAGTCTTGTGTACTTTTTTGTAGCGATACTTGTACTCTAAACTTAAATCATACCATAAGTTAGAAAGATATCTGTAGTTAGCTCTGGACTTTCGTACCCATACCGCACTTGGATGGTTTACAAAGCTCGCTTTATATAAATTATTTTCCATGTCAACGTCATCAAGTCTCCATCGTTTGATTCTACGCCCACTACTGCTGTCGATGTACTGCTGGCCATCAAGCACACGATGTGCTGTACTCAATAGCTGTGCATACTCGACAGCCATTTTGCATACGTGCTTGTCGCAGTGCATCTTTGCACACACCCGAGGTTCTTTGTTTAAATAAAATATGTTCATGCTATCTCCTACGATATATTTTGCAGCGCCCAATGACGCATATCTTTACCTTCAAGCACATCTTCATAGGTGCGTTTGAGTATTCTTAACCTAGCATAGATTTCCTCATCGGTCAAGTCTTTGTTGTCATCAAATAGTATTTGAATAACGTCATACCTAAATTTCTTTAACGGTAGATGTTCTTTCGTTATAAATGTATTTAAGAGCTTCGACATTGTATTCTCCTTTCTTACTCGTAATCTACCCATCCAGTTAAAACATATTTATTATCATCAAGCGGCGGGTTTCCTCGATGTGTATGTGGGAATCCGCAAGGTGCTACAAGAAGTTTACCTTGCTCCGCTTTGACTCGTTTATGGTAATATAAAAATTCTGTTTCACCTCCTTCTTCTATGGTATTTAAATATAAAATAAAAAACAATACTCTTCCAAATCCATGCGCTCCTTGTTCTTCAAAGTGCCAGATGTGGTAGCCTTCACCTATTGCAGTACGCTGTAATTTTATTGCATATATACGATGCGTTGGACAGTCCTGCAAAATAGAATATGTGTTTGCATACTGCGGATAAGCTATCTTAAAAAACCTATTAACAAATGTGCTAACCAACGTAGCGTCATGTAACTTAACGTATATGTTATCGGGCTTGGGCATATCATGAAAGAACACTTGTTTATCATGTATCTCATGTGATTTTTGCGTAGTGTTCGCTGTTCTAGATATCGCTAGTCCTGCATTATTCATGTACTCAAAGTAGTCTATGAATCTTTGACATTCTTCAGGTTGAAAAAAATTATTTGCTTCTAAAATAAAATTATCTGTCATGATGATAACTTTTTTAACCTCCGGTTAGTTTTATATTCAATTATTTTCATAGTTACTCTTAGTCTAAAAAAACTATATCGCAAAGGTAGCATTGAGAACCACCAGTTTAAATCCGATAACAATCTTGAAAGTTTAAGCAACATTTCGTACCTCCATATCTAATCCAAATTGTTCTGCATACGCAGCAAGTATAACATAATCTAAATAAATTTCAAGGGCAACGTACACATACCTTTCGTTTACGCTCCGCTTACCAGCGTACTGATAAATCTGTGATGGTCTATTCCAGCCACCATTATTGTACAGGTCGTAGTAGGCATTGCACACTACTCTGTAATGCTCTAAGTGCCTGTTCTTACGAGGGTTTTTAACCCTACCAGAAGCAGGTATCAACTTCGCAAGCTCACTTGCATAACACTCGTACCTACCATCACCATGCCAGTAACTAGCGACAGGTAATACTTGTTGGCTTGAGTGCGTTGAATCTATAAGCTCACCATCATACTTACGTACTGCATCACTGTTCATGTTCCAAAATTTTTCGCTACGATTCATGAGCATATTACCTCCGCTAAAATTATTTAAAGTAAGGGCAGTTTTATGAGATGCCCTAGCTCATACGAGGATTCTTACGCCACCTTCAACCATTCTCTAACCGCAGTCGTGGCTTGCTCAGTTCTACGCTTCTCAAGTGTAATCAAATTCTTAGACTTGGAAGGTGCATGAGTAGACCAGTCGGTAATCGCATTGTACACCGCCCACTGGTTAGCCCTAAAGTTAGGACGATACCTGTTGTTGTAGACATCATACAAGTGAGACAAGGCTTTGTTCTTAACATTTACAGGCTTACCGTACTCGACAATATCCTGTAGTAACTCATTGATATCACCAGTATAGTTAGAGGCTAACGTAAAGGCTCTCGCTATGTCTATCCTACCTACTGCTGTATTATACATAGTATGCCACAACTGAATCTCATTCTCAAGTATGTCTGCAGTCTTCGCTAACATACGAATCCCAGCATCAATGTTAAGCTGATTAGTGTGTCGAGACTTGTACTTGTTTGCTAGGTTTGAAACAAACACTTGTCCATTGAGACAGGCACTCTGCTCTCCCCCGATAGACATATCAAAAGACCACACGCCCGTAAAGCTATTGATAATCAGGACGGTAGCACTTATCGTATCTCCATCAGGTGTCTTGAAACTTGTAGCGGGTAGTGTGTACTTGACCGCACACATTCCACCGTTGGGCGATACCTGTATAGATTCTTTAATGTCTGCACAGTTAAGGTCTGAGCGTTCCAACATATCCCTAGTTTTGTCAATCATGTCAGGATACTGAACTGCCTTGTAGCGTTTACCATGAATCGCAATAGGCTCACCAGTATCAGTGCGGTAGTAAACATCTTTCGTAGGAAACTCTTGAGTCCCTGCTTTAGTCTCGTACTTTACCTGTGCCTTAGCAACTGTGAAGTCAGCATCACCGTAACCGCTAGACCTTATTGGGTTCATGTGCTGTGCGTTTTTCTTAAAATTTAAAATAGTCATATTTATTATTCCTCGTTAAGTTTATTTAATTATGTGTACACTATACACGATTGTTCATCGTTTGTCAAGTTTCTTACAGAATTCTGTAAGATTCTTCATTGCCCTTTGGATAGGGTTGTATTTTATATTTTAAATCTCTTAATACCTCCTTGCGATAAGTCTTTGAGCCTGTTATAAAAATATATCTGTGCTTTCGGGGTCTATCTACAGTGTAGAAATCATCACCATATTTTTCGCGTAAGCATTTACTTCTATTAGGTTGTCCTCGAAACTCATCTACAATACTTTGACTATGTAGATGTTCCTTTCCACGTACCTTCCAATCAGTACGTTTGGCAGACAGTCCAGTATAAATAAAGTTAGTAGCCTGATAGACGTAACCAACATGGTCTTGGCTAGTGTCAGCATAGCTTACTACTTCCAATAAGCCATGAACTATCGTTTTTATTGTTAGACTGTAGCACCAGACGATTTAACTCTAAAATATCTGGAATATACTTATCCCCTGCTACGCCTCTACGTAGGGTAGAACTAGGTGGCGTACCATAACTTACGATTCCTTCTAGTTTATCATCTATGAATAAACCATAGGCATAACTAACACTAGGTGAACGCCCTGCGTAGTGGATATCTAACATGAACGGTAGATAATCCTCGCGGCTAACTTGGCCTATCTTTCTCATAACTATTAACTCCCCTTGACTTTAACATCAAAGTATGCTAGGATAACTCCTGAGTTTTTTTAAAACAAACATTAAATATATCTTATTATTTTTCTTTTAAGTTCTCCTTAAATTTTTCTTTTAGTCTACTTTTAATTGTACTTGAGTCATCAAATCCAATCACTTCAACGTGGTCATCAAACCAATCAGACTTATTCTTTCTTGAATAATCTTTAGAGCTTTGATGAGCGTGAGATTTTTTTAGAATCTCTGGCGTTCCTACTTGCTTTCTCATTTTACTTCCTTTACTAAAATAACTTCCTCGTCATAGTCTTCAATAACCATTTGTTCTGCTTCCTCCGCAGAGTCGGCTATCACTTCGTGAAATTCATTTATAGAATATATGTCCTCGCTCGTATAGCGAGTTATAACTGTAAATTTTTTCATTTTAAAAACCTCAATAAAATAAATCTAATGCTACTATAAAATACTGGCTAAGTGCTACCAGTCCTAATAAGATTACCACAAGGCAAGTCAAAAGTAAACCACAGTTTTCCTTGACTACTTGCTCAAGCTCTGGCGAAGGCTTTACGCCATTGCAGAAACCCACCCAAAAATCTTTTGCTAATGTTTTTATGTCCATTAAACTTCCTCCAAATCTTCTAGTTCTACACAATCAAAAGCGGAGATAAAATCTAATTTTGGGGCGGTAAAGTGTAATGTGTTACCGTCTTTATCAGACAATTCGGTATCTGTATGCTTATCATACACAATAAACTTAACAGAATACTCCGCTACGCATACCTCATGTTTTTCTCTGTCTAATTTTTCTACGTCCATTAGAATAACTCCTTCTGTCTTGGGTCTTTGTATGGTTGCGTTTGCTCGAAGGCAAAGTCTTCCTCCCTTGTGGCTACATAATTCTGTACTAGCTCAAGGTCATTGTAGATATGTCCAGCTCGCTCCTCCACCGATGCCTCGCAGTAGTGGTGGAACTCTGAAGGAGTTATGTAGTCTAAAATCCTTTGCAAAGATTCAGTCAAGACCTCATACCTTGTACTGTTGTCCCAACTATTATCCGTATAAACGCTATTGTTTTTATCTATCATTACTCAATACCTCCAGTGTATTCCACACAAAACCTGCCTAATTGAAATATAAAACCTGTGGTTCCCCAATCGTACTCATCACTTTTTATTAGCCACCTCGAAGTTTTTCTTGTACTAATATCAAGACAAGCGTCCTTGAAGTATACTAAGATACCGTTTCCCTCACCTTCACCGTATTCTTCTCTAACTGTTGTAATTTTAAAACTCATAGTCAAACCTCCTGTGCTATAAAAAATGGGTTACGATTGAAAGACTTATAGTCTTTTTTTAATGTAGTAATAACCTTTATGTTACCGCTATCGTCTCTTATATAGTCTCTCTTTAAATTGTCATAGACTCTATAAGTACGATAGAACATCTCTTTCCATTGGTCATAACTATACCATGCTTCACCGTCCAAGTCACCTAACCAGTCACCATATCGTAGGTCTAGTTCTTCCTGACTGATTACTAAATAATCTAATGCTCTACTCATACTATTGCCTCCTTCAAGACTCTTTTCATTTTGTTACCATGAGCAGGATAAGCAATTACCTTAACCTTTTTATCCCAACACGCTCGACACGTTGCAC